ACTCTGCAGATCGGTCACGTTCGTGTTCACGTAGTCCACGATCTCCTGCAGCGTCGCGGTGCGCAGCTTGTCGATCACCGCATCGGCTCGAGCAGCGTTCGTCACTGCTTCGCGTCGGTCCTTGATCGCCTGCTCTGCAGCGTCGGCGGCTGCGACATCGAACGCCGCGAGCGCCGCCTGCGCCGCATCCTTCTGCTGCTGCGTCGCCGCCTGATCGAAGTCGATCCGCCACGTGCCCTTGTTGTTGACGTTGCCGATGCTCACGCCCGTGATCGGGCAGACCTTGGCGATTGCTTCGTGAAGTTTCCCTGCGTCCATAGTTGCTCCTTAGAACATCCCCAGAAGACGAATGCCACCCATTAGATTCGCGCCAGCGGCGTCACCGTAGAACGAAGTGGTCGAAGCATTGACGTCGATCTCGACAGCTTGCCCGTAGTGGTAGCCGATGCCCGGATTCCCTGCATACGACGCAACCACCCCGTTATAAACCGCGCCGCCGGTAGACGACACGATGAACCCCTGCGCGATCTGCGTCTTCGCTGATGTCGTATCAATCCCAACGCCGATGTCGCCTTGGTCGCCATCGCCACACAGGACGCCGCAAGTGTAGACCGCTTCGATGCAATCCTCGTTAAGCCCCTGCACCCATGACACCCTGTTGTTGGTGCTATTGTTTGCGGAGCGCCAAGTCGCAGTGGCATACGTCCATGAGTCGGTGGTGTCCGAAGATCTGCCAGAAGCCCGCACACGGTTGTAAGCATTCCAGAGGAAAAACTTCACCGGGTCGCCGGTTGATGCTTCCCCGCCGATCTCCCACGTCGTCGTGCCCGTGGACGCAGTGGTGCGGAAGGTGCCGACGTAGGTCGCGGTGTTCGCCGCAGCGACGAGCGTCGATGCCGCCGCATAGCGAAGCGTCATGCTCGCGGCATTGGTGAGGATCCCATTCACCCGCGTGAGGGATTCGGAGCGCGTGGTGGCGTTCGTCCATGCGGCACCCGTGCCCAAGCGCAGCGTCCCGCCATCGTTCACGACGTACAGATCGTAGTTCGTGTCCGCAGCCCAATTCGCGGATGCCGCCATCGCGAGGCTGAGCTCGGTGAAGGTCTTGTTCACCCACCCCGAGCCGTCGTAGATCGGGATCTGATCGTTGACGTAGGGGGTGTAGTAGATCGTCGTCTGCGCGGCGGCTTCCGCCGTCATCACGGGCGTGCCGGTCGTGAGCGTCAGCCGACCGCCGGGCGTGCGCGGCTGCTGCGTCAGGGGCGTCTGCTGATTGAATGCGGAGTTGCCCATCAGAACATCCCGTTGACGTGTAGACCACCAAAGATCAACCCGGCACCGGAGTTATAGAGGCCGTAGAAGGTGACAGTCGTTGAGGCCATTTCCAGCGCCTGAAGATAATGGTGTCCAAGACCGGGGCGACCGGCGTACGCAGCATGAACGCCAGCGAATGTCGGGTCGAAGTTGGTAGGAAACGAGGATGATCCGGCAACCGCCTGACTCGTGCTATCTAGCCCGATGCCAACAGCCGCGAAGTTTGTGGACTCCGTTGCAGCGATTCCGCATTCGTACTCGGCATACATCCCGTCTTCATTGAGGCCACGCACGAAGCTGACGCGATTGGTCGTGGACCCCAAGTCCGCGCCCCTGAACGTCGTCGAGTTATATGTCCAAGTTCGCGTTGTGGATCCATCGTTATCGGAGACTGTGACATCAACGCGGACTCTGTTGTAGCAGTTCCACAGGTAGAGGTAGCCCGGATCACCAGAAGTCGCGTTTCCGCCAAGTTCCCATGTCGTTGTGCCAGTGCTCGCGGTCGTTCGCATCGTGCCGACGTAGGTGGCTGCGTACTGCGCAACCGACGTCGTGCTCGCCGCGCCATAGCGCCCGGTGAACGCGCTCGAGTTGACGTAGATCCCGTTCTTGAGTTCGATGCCTTCGCTGCGCGTCGTGTCGTTCGTCCACGCAGCTCCTGTGACGAGCCGCAACGTGCCAGCGTCGTTGATCACGAACAGATCGTAGTTGCTCGCCGCCGCCCAATTCGCGCTCGCGGCCATCGCGATCGAGAGTTCGCTGAATGAGTGATTGCCCCACTCGGTGCCGCTCCAGATCGGGATCGTGTCGCCACGATACGGCGTGTAGTACACCGTGGTCTTGTTGGCCTGCTCGGTCGCCATGACCGGGGTGCCGGTCGCCAGCGTGAGTCGGCCCTGCGGCGTGACGGGCTGTGTACTGCTCACGTAATTGACGCCGACCACCCACGCCTGCACTTCCCACTGGTCACCAGCGGACAGCGCCACATTCAACACCACCGCCGTGCCGCTCGTGGCCGTGTAGTCGGTCGCGTCGAGCTTGCCGCCGTTCACGAAGACATCGACCGCCCCCGGCGTATAGGTAGCGGTGAGCGAAGTCTGTCCTGCAGTCGCGGTGCCCGAGTACTTGCTGTAGAGCACCGTGGTCGCATCGGCAACGATCTTGCCGCGCATGTTGATGAAGATGCCCTCGGTCGTGCTGATCGCAACGAGGAGCGGCTTGCTCACCTGGTCCGCGGTCGTCGGCTCGGTGGTAGTCAGAGCACCCGCAGTCGATGGGTCGAGGAAGTAGACAGATCCTGCCGTCAGGCCCGATAGCCCGCTCACATACCCGGCGAGCGTGATGGTGAAGTTGTCGGCGTCGGTCACCGTGGTCACGATGCCGAGCGCCTCGGCCTTCGCCGCCGTATCGGCCTGCGCCTTGGCCCACGTCGAGCCGGTGTAGTACACGACGTCCTGAACCGAGAACCCGTGGGTCGTCTGCGTGACATCCAGCGTGTTCGCGTTCGCGCTCGCAGCGGTAATGTGCTCGTGCTGCCGGACGAGGATGATCCCCTGCGTCGCGTGCGCGTTGATCACCGTGCCGACTTCCACCGCGAAGGCCGGCGACGTCGGTGCCGTCGTGGTGAGCGCCCCGGCGGTCTGCGACAGGTAGAGCACGTCGCCCGCCACGAAGCTGCTGGTGTCGAGGCCTTTCGCGTAGCCGAAGACGACGACTGCGCCGTAGGCGTTGTTGGCGAGGCTGTCCTGCAGGATCCCGAGCACCGTGTGATCGGTGTCAGCATCCGCGAGCGCGATCTCCGGGCGTGCTCCGGTGGTTCCGCTGACGGTGACCACCTGCCCCTTCGTTAGCGCACCCCCGGTCGTGTTCCGCGCGACAATCCAGTTGTCTTGCGCGAGGATCCACTTGTTGTCGCTGTTGTTGTAGTGAAGCTGCGTGATGCCAGCAACGTCCTCGGCGTGCAGCCACACCTGATTCGCGCCAGCGAGTCCCGGATCCGCGATCTCGGTGAGGTTGATCGCGCCGTTGACGTCGAGGAATCCATCGGCGAGGATCGCCGCCTCGATGTCCGAGAGCAGTGTCGCCTTCGCTACATTGACCCAGACGGTGCCGTTGTAGCGCAGGTAGTCGCCCGACGCTGCCGAGGTGATCGTGACGTCCGCGAGATTGTTGAGCGCGAAGTCAACGATGTACTTCCAGAGCAGAAACAGCCAGTCGTCGATGCCCGGCGACTTGACTCCCTGAGGCGGGCCGGGCCGCTGCGACATTTAGTCCTCTTTCGCGATTCCGTACCCGCGAGCAAGATCCTCCGCGGTGCAGGGCGAGTTCGGGCCGGGGATCTTCGCGCCAGCCCGGCGGGCCTTCGCGAGCGCGATGGCGACCTCCTGCTTGTGTGCGCGTTCCGCACCGTACTTCTTCTCGGTGTGCGCGACGATCTTCGGCTTGTTGTGCATCACCTCGTGGAATGCCTTCTCGACTTTGGTCTTCGCCATGATCTACTCCTCGTCAGGTTTCGCGAGGGTCGCCGTGAGCACAGCGAGCGCGGAGCGATATTCCGGACTCATCACCCGCACTGATGCGAGCTTCTTCGCCGCGGCGAGCGCCTCAGGGTTGAACATGATTCGCGCGACCAGCCAGTTGCTGCCGTGATACATCCCGGCCTTGACCCACAGCGCGGGATTGGTCGCCGCCCCAAGCGTGAGCATTCTCTCGATGTTGATTGCAGTCGGCGATCCTGACGACGAGTTCATGGCAAGCCGGGCGAGGCCTCTCTGAACCATGTCGAGATCGTGAGCGATGTTCGGCTTATTCCAGAACATCCGGGCGATGCGTGGATCACGTAGCGCCTTGGCGAGCGTGACGCCACGGATCGCGTATTCGCCACCACCGGCTGCCGGTGCCGCAGCAGCTGCGCGTGCGGCCTCGAGCGCCTGCGCGAGAGTGTGCTGCTGGATCTGCGCGTGGGCCACCTGATCGATGCCGTGCACCTGCTTCATCAGGGCCTCGATCTGCTCGGGGTTCCGGAGCCGCTTGAGAATCCGATCCGGGATCGCCGGATAATCTGCCTCGGTCACCCTGCCAATCACTTTGGCGAGAGTGGATCCGCGCAGCTGCTTCGCCGCGGCCATGTGCTTTGCGTACGTGTCACGCGCGATGCGCAGCGATTCGCCCGGTCCACCAGGTCCGATCACTTCCTTGTATTGCGCGATGCTCGTGTCGAGGTCGTTGTTGAGCATCTTGAAAAGCCGACGCGCGATGCCCACGCGCTCGGTGATCCCGAGCTTGGGAAGGATGTCGGTCGATCCGCTCGCGTAGCCGATGCGCCCGTACTCCTCGAGCAGCGTCTGCGTGTCGCGGGCCGTGAGCATCCTCGGTGTGCTCTTCAGGATTGCCTTCGCGCCTTCCGCTTTCGCGGTCATCGTGCCATTCGAAAGCGTGCCCTCACGCACCATCGACTCCAGCGTCTTGCGGAACTCGGTTGGGCTGACCGACGGCGTGTTCCCGAGTTCGCTGTCCACCTTCGCGAAGAGTGTCCCGGCATCGGTCTGCCGCGCGAGCCGGAGCTTGTCCTCCTCCTGCACGAGCAGGTTGCGCATCTTCTCGCCGAGTTCGGCGTCGGTGGCCGGAGACTTCCCCATGCCAGCCACCAGATCGTTCATCTTCCGATCGGCGAGTTCTAGGTTCTTCGCGAGGTAGGCTTCCTGCTGGCGCGAGCCGAGCAGCGACCGACCCGTCCAGTCCTGCACGCTCTTGGCCATGCCCCCGGCGCGATCGCCAGCCGCGAGCCGCATCCCGGTCGCCGCCTCGATCGCGTCCGCTTCAGCGGCCCGCGCGGCTCCTGCGGCACCCCCGGAGATCGCCCGGCCAGCTGCCCGAGCTACAGGCCCGAGCGCCCCGGCACCCGCCCCGAAGGCTGTCGCGATTCCGACATCCGCCGCCCGCTCGCCCAGAGAAGCGTTCTCAGCACCCGGCAGGGCCGCCCCGATTATCTGCTTGATGATGTTCCCGACCGCGCTGCCCGCTGCCGTGCCCGCAACGGCCCCTGCCGCGGTCCCGGCTCCGGGGACAACGCTACCCGCCGTTCCGCCAGCGACGGCTCCTAGGCCCGCTCCGATGGCCTCAGGGGCCGCCGCGATGAGATCGGCCAAATCGCCCCAGTCCAGCCCTGCCGGATTCGCCGGGCCCCACTGGCCGGTCTGGGGATCGAAGATCTCGACGTCGCCCTGTGGCGTCTTCCGGACGTTCGCCTCGCCGAGGGTTTCCCTGTAGAAGTTCACAGCGCCCTCAGGACCGGCCTTGAACGCCGCCCCGAGCCGCTGCATGAAGTCTGCGCCCGGCCCGTTGTTCGGTGCCACTGCGGGCGCTACAGGGGCCACAGGACCGAATCCGGACGGTGCCCCGCCAGACGGGGCCAGCCCGAGTTCTTCGTCAGATAGTGTCGAAAGATCGACTGGCATCAGTAGGCTCCCGAAGCACCCCCGCCCTGTGTCCCACCCTGCGCCCCGCGCTCGGCGGTGCGACGCGCGATCTCGGCCTGCCTCGCCGCCTCATAGGCCCGAATACTCGGGAACCCGTAGCGGTGCGCCTGATAGCCGAGCAGGAGCTTCTCCTGACTCGCCTGCAGCTGCTTCTCGTAGGCCTGCAGCTTCGCGGCGAAGTCCTCGTACGACAGGGTGCGCTTCAGTGCGGCAATGGCCGTCTGGATCTTCTTGCCCTCGACTTCTGTCAGCTGACCGAGGCCGGTCGCGCCGCTCTTCGATGCGTTCTTCAGATTCTCGAGCGCCTGCACGAAGGTCTGCGCCTGCACCTGCTCATAATCGGCGAGTGCACGTCGCGCCGAGTCGGTGCGAAGCACCTCGGGGATGTCCTGTCCACCGATCGCGCCAGTGATCTGCCACAGGCCAAAGCGATTCGTCAGCAGGTTGTTAGCAGCCGTCATGCGTTCATTGAGGCCCGCCATCGCGGTATCGAATGACTTATCGATCGCGATGCCCTCTTCGCGCACCTTCTGCCGCTTTGCGGCGAGCTCCTCGTTACGTCTTGCGAGCGACAATTCGCGCTCGGTGCCAATCGCTTTCGCCGCTTCCTCCGCGCGTCTCTCGGTGCGGAAGGCTTGCGCCTCATAACCGGCTGGCGGCTTGCGCCCGTAGGTCTGTTCGAACCAGCGCGATTGTGATTCCGGATCCTTGAACGCGCTCGCGGTCTTGTCGAGGATCGCGATGTCCTGCAGTGAATTGCCGGGGACCTGCGCCTGCACCACCTCCAGATCTGGCTGTCCAGAGCGCCGGTAGCGCGTCGTCTTCAGCGGATAGGCCCACGCCGGAAGCCCTCCCGGTAGTTGATCGCTCGGCTGCCCCGCGCCTTGGTCGTACTGGTTCCCGCCGAGGAACGTCGTCTTGCCCGTCTGATTGTTCGTGATGTAGCCCGTGCCGGGCGCAGGAAGCGGCAGGCTCTGCCCCTGCCCACCGGCTTGCGTACCGGGGCCTTCCACAGGCGGCACACCGAGGCCGACATCGCCCGGGCTTCCGTAGGTATCGCGCAGCGATGGCTGCGACATCACCGCGGCGCGATTCTGCAGCCGCGCGAGTTCGGTATCCGCCGGCGGCGTCATCGCTTCCACGTTCGGAGCCGCGCCGACCTGCGTCATGTCGTAGCCAGTCGGGGCCGCGACGCCGCGCTGCTGCAGATACAGCAGATACCGACGCAGCGGACTCAGGCCCTCAGGCTGTCCCGGAGGAGTATAGGCACCACCAGCTGGAATGAACTCTGCCATCGCATCACCCGTAATAGTTTCGCAGCCCCGGCATGTTCACGTATCCGCCGCCGCCGTAGGCGTTGAGTTGAGTGGTCAGGTTGCCAAGATTTTCCCGCCCGGCCTGCAGTCGCTGCGCAGCTGTGAATTGATCCATCCCGCCACGCGGCGCAACGCCGCCCGGATACCACGTGTTGCCGTATTGCGTCTCACCGATGTTCTGCAGGCCCTGAGCCTTCGCATATTCAGCCTGCAGCGCCTCGAGCGGTGTCGCGACAGCGTTCGCCATGCGTGATGCGTCGACGCCGATCGCTTCGCTGCCGATGTTCGCGGCCTTGCTCGCGATCTCTCCAGCGCCGAGAATTCCCTTGAGACGCAGCTGATCTGCCGTCTGCTGCAGCCCTTTGGTGCCCGTGTATCGCCCAAGTTCCTGCTGTGCCCCACTGAGCGCAAGCTGAGAAACTACGGGGAACATCGAGGTGAGTGCGCGGTCCTGCAGGTTCTGCTGCATATTGCCAACCGTCCGGCCAGCGTTACGCACCGCGATCGGCGATTGTCCGGCGATGGCCGCTTCGGCACCAGCGGTGCCTGCCCCGGTGCTCGCGCCGACATACGGCGATGCAGTCCCCTGCGACATCAGCACGTCACGCAAGCGAAGATTCGCCGCGTTCGGCTGAGATACCGGCGTTGGCTGGAATGCGCCCGCCTGGTTCGCGTACTGCGCGACGAGCGCGTTGTTATTCAAGAACGGTTGAGCAGTGGCGAAGTCCATAGGGTCACCCGTAGTAGTTGCCCTGATTGTAGGCGTTGAGCGAGTTCGGCCCAATGCCAAGTTGGCCGAGCACCGGGGCACCGGTCGCGCCAACCGCCCGCGCGATGTCCGCCTTCTGCGCCTGCAGTATGTTGGCGTTTGCCGCGTTCCCGAGTTGCCCCTGTCCGAGCACTGCACTCAGGCGAAGCGCCTGATCGTTGAGCGCCAGCTGCTGAGGCTGCTGCCAGTTCTGGAACTCCTGCTGTGATCCGGCCCCGTACGTGCTACCGAGTTGCCCGAGTACCTGAGACATCACGTCCTGCTCTGCCCCGGCGCGGGCATAGGCCGCGTTGCTGGACTTCGACATGCGGCTGGCCGCGAGCATACGATCGGTTGCCTGCAACGCCTGACGCCGCGAAGCCTGATACAGCGGAGACGATCGCAGCGAAAGCGGGTTGCCGGTCAGATCCTGAAAGGCGCTGTACAGTTCGTTCGGGGCAGCGCCGATCTGCGGGTTCGTCGCTGCAGCATTCGCTGCCGCTCCTTGTGGCCCGGCCTGATTGATGTTCGATCCCCAGATGTCACCACCAACCCTCGTCGGCGTGGCATAGGTTGTGGCATTGCTGTATCCGGGCATCGGCGTACCGACTCCCGGCTGTCCATAAGTTATCGGGACCATGTTGCCCCCCGGTTGTGCTGCATTTGTGGCCGGTCGCGCCGCGTTCGTGTAAGGCACCGATTGTGCCGGAGTGTATCCGGGCGTCGGCGATGTCCAAGCGTTGGACGTGTTGAACTCGTTCCAGTTACGCGCTCCGGGAGTAGGCGAATTGACGCCAGCGCCCAACCCCGGATATTGCTGCTCCCATCCGCCGTACGATGTATTCGGGTTCGCGCCAGCCATGCCTTGACCGAATCCTTGAGCGTACGTCGCCGCGTCGTAATTGTAGTTTCCACCGCCGGCGGGCTGACCACCGCCAGTGCGCGGGACATTGCTGCCAGCGCCGCCGCCGCCCGCGCCGCCAGACGCATCTCCGAATGATCCCCAGACAGTGCCCGCGGTGTCATTGATGTTGTCGCCAGAGAAGTTCAGGTCGACCTTGCCGCCAGTGATGTTCGGGCCGCCGCCTTTCTCCGCATCGGAGACGCACTTCCCCGTGCCGCACTCCGCGCAGCTGCTCACGTAGCTGTAGTAGCTTACGCCGCTCGACGAGTATCCAGAACACCACGGCATCTATGGCCCCAACTGTGTCTCAAGCGTCTTGATCCGCGCGGCGACGTTGTCGGTAACGCGGTACTCGATCGTGCGCCCGTGGAACCGCCCCAGACGGTTGAATCTCGTGCGCTCCTGATCCATCGTCTTCTTCTTCCAATATGTGAACGTCTGGCAGTCATCGTCGCTGTGACGATAAAGAAGATTTCCAGAGTTCCGATCACATACGAAGTCCGCCCACGCCATAAACTTCGGATTGTTGCTGCCGAAGTTGTTGCGGTTCAGGCGCACCTTGAAGTCGAGCCAGATAGAGTTGTCCTGATAGGTTGACGGGTCGAGTTCGTACAGGTTGCCGTTGTCGATGTCTTGCAGCAGCTGTGCATTCTCGTAATTCGCGCTCCCGACGACAGGGAAGTAACTCTCTGCCCAACTGGTCGCCGTGCCGGTACCTGTCGCCGTGCCGGAGTAGCTCGAGTCCGCCGGTTTCCAGTGAAGTAGCGATGCCGATGGCACGATCATGTTGAAAGTGCCGTTCAGGTTCGTGTGGGTGCCGGTGAAGCCTGTGATCACACCCACGTCTCCATCGGCATAGGAGTGGGTGATCGTCGCCGTGGCGGTGCCGTTGGCGGTGACCACGTTGGACGGTGTGACGGTCGCAGAATCGCGTCGCGTGCTCCATACATACCACTGCTCGGTGTTCAAATCGAACACGAGCGAGATCCCGGAACTCTTCAGCATCAGGTGGTAGTAGGAGTGGCCGTTGATCTTGTAGACCGACGCATAGATCGTGACGAACGGGTCAGCATCGAGGATCCGGTCGATGTCCGGCGTCGAGATCTTCGCGTAGCTGGTGCCGTCGAGCTTGGCGATGAATCGGCCTTTCGTCGTGGCCTGTCCCTGCCCTTTGCTCTGGGCAACCCATATCAGGCTGTTCTCGACCTGACCGATGCTGCGGCCATGTGCGCAGCCGATGTTGAACACGCCCTGCTGTACCGGCGACAGCGGGCTTCCGGTCGCGTTGCCCGCGTCGAAGAATAGCTCGGTGGTGTAGTAGCCGAGCGCGACGATATAGAGGCCCTGCTTTGCGAGTGCAACGCCGCCGTCGTTTTCGAACTGCGCTGCGATGTAGTCACCCGGCCATGTGGTGAAGTCCGCGTTCGCCGAGTTGTAGATATTGCCGTCCGGGTCCATGACGAACCCGTAATCGTCAAGCACGACAAAACCAGGTGTCGTGTATCCCGGATAGTTGGCATCCGTCACCTCTGCCAGAGTGCTCGTGGCAACGGTGAAGACGTAGAGCGCCTGCTCGGAGTGCGCGACAAGCTGCGTGCGCCCGTAGTTCTGACCGAAGTCGAAAAAGTTGCCGACGACGTTGTCTAGCGTGACGTTTGCGTAGGCACCCTCGCTGCTGAACTTCCATATCGTCCAGCCGCCACCGGATTCGAAGTAGAAGAAATAAAACGCGCCCTTGAAATAGGCGACGGACTTCTCCGGCTGTGTGCTCGACAGGCCGCCGTTCGGATTCCAAGATGCGCCGAGCGTCGGCGGGGCAGTCCACGTTGTGATCAGCGTCCACGTGGTGAGATCTGCTGATCCACGATAGATCCGCTGCCTGTAGTTCGGAGACGAGCCGTTGAGGTAGCCGACGATATACGGGATCCCTGCAATGACCACGACGTTGTGATCGTGGATGTTCTCAGGAAGCACGTTAGTGCCAAGTTCGCCCCACGTCACGCCGTTGTCCTGCGAGTAGAAGATCTTCGTGTGGTACGTGACGGTCGCGTCGTATCCGGCGACGGTGTACAGGTTCCCGTTTAGGCTGATCGGGATATAGCGAATCTGCCGCGCGGCACCGCCGTTGATGAACCCGTTAAAAACGCTAGTCCACGTCACGCCGTCTGTGGAGGAGAAGATCTGGTCCTGCGTCCCCGCCGTGTTGTAGTGGAAAGCGTACATCTTGCCGTCGGTGTGACTGACCACCATCGGGCGCGTGCCACGGTTTGCGATCTCCAGCCCGGCGCTCGAGGTCGCGAGCGTCCACGTGACCATGTCCTCGGTGTACCAGACCTTGTCCTGCCCGGTGCCTGTGATGCTGCTGTCAGGGCCGATCACGTAGACCCGAGGCACTCCGCTGACCTTGTGGACGCAGACGCTTATACCAGCGCCGCTATACGGATACCCGGTCGTGTTCACCGCGACGTCAGTGTGCAGTGTCCAGTTCGTCCCGTCGTCTGTGTAATGGACCGTGAACCGCGAGTTCGATGCTTGGGCCTGAGATCCGATCGACCACAACTTCCCGCCAAACTGGAAAAGGTTCGAACGGATCAACGGGCTTGAACCACCACTACCAGACTGCAGATCTCCGTAACTTCCGGACCCGAAGACGTTGCTGACCGTGGCGCTCGGCACGAGGCCCGCTCCGGCGAAGAGTGTTCCACCCTGCGCGACGAACAATCGCTGCTGACCATCTGCATCGATGAAGTCGGTCATCCCCTGTCCAGCACCGGTGCCGGTGCCAGTGCCCCAGAGATACAGCCCCGGACGCTTGAAGACGCTGAGTTCCTTGCCGTTCACCTCGACAAAGCCATTGCGCAACAGGGCATCCTTCGCGATCGTGCCGTCGCGAGACTGAAGTGGGGCGAATGGAATGATCGGTTGACCCATGTCAGAGAGAGTCAGTGTTTCCGCTGTCGTCAGCGTTATAGCCCGGACCAGCGCCGGGCAGGTTGATGTACCGGAACGTGCCCACCGCCACGTCGTACGCTTTCTGCATGTCCTGCGTCCACGCTTTGCCGAATTTTGGCGCGAGACGCATCCCGAGTTCCCACCCAAGCGCAGCGAAGGCTTCGGCAGGGAACGCAAGGTTATCGGTGCTAGCGTCCAGATCGTCTGCAGGCGAGAGCACGAGCATCCGCACGATGTCGTAGAACGAATCGAACGCGCGATCGAACGTCAGGATCCCCGTGAGGATCTTCGGCTCATACCAGCACATTCCCGGCAGGCCGACCTGAGTCTTGTCGGCGATCGCGTTGTAGATGTCGATGTCGCGCGGGATCACGAGCGATAGCCGGTCGATGTTGTTCGGGTCGCGCAGCGATGCATGAAGCACTTCAAGAGGCTTGAACGCTAGCGGCGTGGTGTACGTGTAGACATAAGCCCCGTCCGCTGCGGCGCTCGCGACGCCAGTTGCGATCACCAACGAGCTCGTGCCGCCGCCCGAGGAGATCGTGCTCCAGTGGACTGTGCCATCTGAGAGAACAATGCCGATCACGTCGCCATTCGTTGTGCTGGTGCCGTCGTCCACCGTGACAGCGGTCGCGCTTGCAGCCAGCGCACCGTTCAGCGTGTCGCGCACATAGCTCTCTGTCGCATGATCTGAGGTCTGCGCCGACGGGCCGAGCGTGTACTTGTACTGGCTCTTCTGCGGGAAGAGGAACACCTCTTTGCGCAGCCACACTTTCATGCCGGGCATCTGGTCGCCGAGCGACGACCACTGCTTCACGAGCAGGTTGAGCGTGCGAAGCGCGACGGTCGAATCATCCGCCGCAATAGATTCGCCAGCCTCGAGCACTTGGATGTTCTCCAGCGCGTCGGTCATCACGTCGTTTGCCGTGACGATGTAATCGAAAGATCCGGACTGTGCCATTAGATGTCCCCTTCGGATCCGAAGTAATCACGCAACGATAGCGCCGCCCCACCAGTAGCAACAGCGCCCGCGCCGATATTGAACAGCGGACCCTTGGCCTCGATCATGCGCCGGAGCACCTGCTCCTGCGTCTCGCCGGTTATCATCGATGTGCGTGCGAGGATCTCGTTGATGTTCTGAATCATCGGCTTCGCAGCCTCTCGCTTGTAGGGCTTGCCCTTTGCCGCCGCCTTGGCTTCCTCCTTCAGCGATTTAGCTCCAGCCCACGCTACGTCCTGAAACTCTGCAGTCGGGATGCCGCGTTTCTCGCCAAGTTGCGCCACCACGTCCTCGTATGCGCCGTAGGAGTCTCCGGGCGGGGCCTTTAGTTTCCCGGTTTCATCGAACAGGCCCATCATCTGCTCATCGATCGTGCCCGGCTTGACGTTGCCGAGGAAATTGCCGGAGAAGTTGTACCGCTTCGGCGCGTCGAGTCCGAGGCCTCGACCCTCGTTGATGATCTTGTTGTACATATCGAGGTTCCCGGCTGCGTATCGTCCGCCGATCGGGAACGGAAGCTGATGCGTCGGCGGGAGTCCAAGTCCCTGTGCGCGTCGCGTGTTCGCGTAGTGGGCCATCAGCCAGTTTTCCTGCGGAGCCGCTCCGCCGGTTGTCGCGGCCATCGCGTCAGCAAAGCGTTCCTTGAACGCCCGCGCCCCCTCTTCTGGGCCGAGGTGCTCGACATACTTATCGAACAACTGCTTCATCGCGTACCAGCGGAATGCGCCGGGATCCTCGGCACCGCGTGCGTATGCAGTCTCCAGACGAGCGCGAGTCTCCGGAGTGTCGGCCATCTCGCGGTACTTCTGGATCGTCGCTTCCTTCTTCGGCAGAGCTTGCGTGCGTGTCTCGACCGGGAAGTCATACAGCGAAGGGTCGACGTACTCGCGTTTGCTCACATCGAAGTAGGGCGTGTATTCCCCGCGATCGATTGCCGCCTGCGCCTTCTTGCGAGCCTCTGCTACGAGTTCCGCTTCGGCAGTGGGTTTCTTGCCGAGATATTTCTTGCCCGACGTCTTGTCCACCAGCCACTGCCCGGCGGGATCGACCTCCGGGTATTCGGTGCGCAATTTGCGCTGCAGACCTTCAGGGAGAAGACTCTGCGGGCCACCGCCGAAGAGTTGATCCTCTGGCCTGAGTTCAGGCTTCGCCATGCGATCGAGCATCGAGTCAGCGGTCTTCGCTGCGCGTCCTGCTTTCCCGATCACGCCAGCGCCGAGCCAGTTCGCAGGGTCAGCAGTCTCCTGCATCTGGGCCATGCGCTCTATCGCCGACATCGCGTTCGCGTTGCGCGGATCCTCCGCGGCCCACTGCTCGCCGAAGACGGAATTGCGCATCGCGTTCGCCGACTCAAGCTCCGACGGCGTGGGCGCACGAGGCCCTTGTGCCGCGAGCACGGCCTGGTCGAGGCTACTCGGCGTGACAGCGGCGTGCTGGCCGTACATCTGCTTGATGGCGTCAATGACACCACCGATGCCGGAGCGCACACCCTGAGACGCCAGCAGCTGCTCGAGCGGGTCCACTCAATACCCCATCTTCCTGCGCATGATGTCGGGCGCGGTTTCCCACGTCGCCGGGTTGAACTCCGGCCCCGGCTGCAGGTTGAGCCGCCGGATCGTTTCCTGTCCAGCCGGGCTGATCACCTGCTCGGGATTCTGCAGCTGCTGGATCTGGCGCTCGACGCCTGCGTTGTCCTGCGGCTTGTTGCCGGTGAAGTAGTCGCGCAACCCTTGCCCGATGCCCCTGAAGCCGCGGGCGAGTTCTTCGAAGCTTGCCGGAGACTGCGCTCCGGCGTTGCCGCCCTGCTCGTCAGCTTTGCTCAGGAGCCACTGCGCGAACTGCGTCATGGCCTGCCCGCCGGGCATCGCCATCATCAGCTGCGGGTTCTGAGCGGCGAACTTGGCCGGTGTGTAGCCCGCCGTGAGCGCCCCGAGACCGATCGCCGCCGGCACTCCACCGATGCCGACACCGGAGCGCATCGCGCCCTGATGCTCGATCGGAGCGAACGCGGAAGCAGCAGCGGGATCTCGGGCCGCAAGAGCGACCCGCATCCGGTACAGCTGCTCCGGCGAGGCCTGATCGATGTCAGCCTGCGAGAAGTAGCTTCTCAGGTTGTCCATGCTCCCTCCGTTGTCGCCCGGTGGCGACTAGAAAAGCCTGCCATACGTCGTCAGGATCGATCGCTGCCTGACACATTGCAACCCCCGTGACTTCATCGCGCCAGCACGAATTGAAGCCAGTGTGCAGCATGTGGCACGGATAGCAGTGCACGCCCTTGGGCGGCACCATCGCGCACGTGTTCAGCCAGTCGCGCGGCAAGTTCTCGATCGTCGAGTGCGACAGGAACAGGATCTTGGCGACCTTCTCGTTCATGGCGACAGAGTTCATGGTTCCAGTCTCTGCCCCTATCGCCACCGCTGCAACCTGCGCCAGCGCCATCGCCTGCCTGATCGAGATCCGCCCGGCCAGCTTCCATACCCGCGGTTCTTTCTCCCACCCAGTCTCAAGGATCTGGTCGTACTCGCCGCCCACGAGCGCGATTTGCCACTTCGGGAACTCCAGCAGGATCCGTCCGATGAGCGTGTCCATGTGAGGCCACGCCTTGTGGACCGCAGAGCCTGACATCGAGATCATCACGAGCTTCCCGGTGCCGGTGATCTTGTCCAGCTGCTGGTGCGCCCAGTTCGCTTCCTCCAGAGACGGCCAGAATCTCTGGTCGACCGCGCGGATCGGCACACCCGCGACCTTGCCCATCATCTCGACATAGTTGTGATTGCACAGCGCGTGCCGCGCTTCCTTCGTCCACCGGAAGTGCGGACGATCGATCGTCGCGAGCAGGTTCTGCTCCACCACTGCAGATAGGTTAATGAACTTGTCGTTGTGCTTCGACAGGTATTCGAAGTAGAAGTCGAGCCAGTGATTCGGCACCTGGTCGCGGTCCTGTACGATGAACTCGTCGATGTTCGGGTCGTGCAGCAGCGCCTCGTGCGCCATCGTGCTCACGTTCGCCTTCACGTAGTAGCCCTGACGCTTGAGCGCCGCGAAGACCGGTGCGGTCTGGATCGCATCGCCGAATGCGCCGTAGCGCACCACCCATGCGGTCTTGCGGGCGGGCGGAACTTTGCCGATGCACTGCTTGTCTTCCCGCTTCCGGTACACCTGAAAGAACGAGTATTCGTTCGTCTCGTTGCGGTTCTCGTCGCGCAGCTTGTCGTAGCCGTTCGAATCCTTCGCGATCTCTGCCATCGCGTGCTCGATGTCGTGCGGCATGAAGTCGTGCTTATGATCCGGATTCGCGCCTTTCGTCCCGATGCGCGGATACAGATCAGCGTGCGGCAGATAGAGCACGAGGTGCCCTCCCGGCTTGATCACGCGCCACCACTCCCTGAGCGCCTTCTTGTAATCGGTAATGTGCTCGAGCAGGTGCGAGGAGAAGACGGCGTCCACAGACCGGCTCGCGATCAGGCGTAGCTCGGTGGCATCCGGGATCGTCAGATCCGGATCCATCTGCACGCCGAAGAGCGCGGTGTCCTTCCGGTTGTCGATGCCGATGAAGTGCGGGAAGGTCTTGTGCGGGCCGCAGCCGACATCGAGCACCAGACCGCGCGTGTAGGGCACGATCTCCCACATGATCTTGGCGTTCTCTTCGCCGCACGACGTTTCAATATCCCACGACATCAGAACACCTGCGGGCGTTGGATTGCACGGCGCAGCCACAGGAACCCCGTCTGCAGATAATCCTGCGCGAGGCCGAGCGACCGCTTCGACTCAAGATGCGGCTGGCGCGTAGTGCCCACGTCGAGGAGCTTGAGCGGCTTGGCGCGGACGATCAGATCACGCATCTTCGCAGCGAGTTCCTCCACCTCGGCGAGCAGCGCCTCTTGGTTCGGGATCTCGGGCGGCGTGACATCCTGCAGCCTGTCTTCGGTTTCTGCGATCGGTACTTGTTGCTCGGTCATTTGTCCTCCGGCTCGTTGATTGATTGCCACCTTTCGATCGGGATCCCCACGAAGGTGACCTCGTGGCCCGCGTTGTAATCCTCGACGATCACGAAGCGGCGCTTCAGGTGCGAGCGCCACCAGTCGGGATGTTCCAGCGTGATATGCGCGTTCCGCCCGTCCGGCAGAACCTTCTGGGCAGGCACGAGGCTCACCACGAAGATCGCCACGTGCTTCGTGAGCTCGGCGATATGATCGATCACGGCGCTCACGCACGGGCGCTCGACGTGCTCCATCACGTCTCCGCACACCACCATGTCGGCCTTCTCCGGCTCCTGATCGAGGCCGGGGATTCCGGGGTCGTAGCCCACGACCTCCATGCCGATGTCCGGGAAACTCTGCTCCAGCGCGTACTTGAGCGTTTCCTTGCCGCAGCCATAGTCGAGCACGCGGCACGAGCCGTTGCGCTTCAGCAGCTGCGCGGCTCCGACGAACACACGCGCGGCGTGCGCGTGGCCGGAGCGCCCGAAGGTTTTCTTCACGTCGTGCATCTGCGCCATCTGCGCGGCGTACTCCGGCGTGATGCGGATCCTGTAGTGCGGATTGGCCTGCGCCCACAGCCCGACTTGATGCTGGATCATCCCTTCGCCGTGGAAGAGCATGTCCATGCCGGGTAGCTTGTCGAGCAGCGCGACGATCTCGTGCGACTGCCGGGCAAAGGCCATCGTCGAGTTGAACTTGCGCCCGTCTGCCATGACGCACTCGAGCACGCTCTCGCCGCGCGGCTTGTTGTACGAGTAGTAGTTGACGACGTTACCGTCCTTGACCGTGATCGAGCCGTCTAGGCCGTAGAACTCGACCTTGCGATACCCGAGCGACTCGGCGAGGAAGAGGGCGCGGGTGCCCATCATCGATCCGCCGCCGATGCCGATCAGTTCGGGATCCTGCTCGGTCAGGGCCGCGCGGGCGACCTCGATGTCCGACGGCGTGCGATCGGTGGCCGAGGCCGCGAGGAACTTGAACGTGGGACGCCCGGTCTTCGCCGCGGCGTCGAACAGATCAGGATGGCACTGCAGCCCGAGGAGCAGCGTCGGCTTGCCCGCCGGCGCGTCGTACTTCAGATCGTGCACCTTCGAAGGTTTCGGGTCGATGATCACCTGAAACATCGGCACGATGCCCTTGGACAGCAGGTAGCGGCACGTCGCGTTGGACGTGTACACGTGATAGTTCGGGTCGAGACTCTTCTGCTTGATCTCGTCGAGGTGATCGGCGACCGATGGGCCACCGCAGACGAAGACGAACGTCTCTGCGATGTACTTATGACCGGTCAGATTCCGGACCTCGTGACGCGCAGCGTTCACACGCACGTGCTCGACGATCTCGTCCTTCTCGACCGGAGACGGCCCGTATGGAAGGTCGTCTATCCAGCCCTCGGAGTCGGGCGTGATGCCGTGCTTCGCGTACCACTTCTCGAGCGCCTCGGGAGTGGTGGGTCGTGCGATCTCAGCTGCTACTGCGCTCATTGCGTCCTCAGATAGGAAAGAGGGGCCGAGTCACCCCGGCCCCCCGTGGATCACGCTGTTAGCTCCTTAGCCGAGCGAGCCGAATAGCGAGTAGGTCGATCCCGGCACGATTCGGTACTCGTAGACCACGCCGACCTTGCCGGTCGTGTGAGTCGGAGTGCCGATCTCGATTCGGTCAGTGATGCCGGTGAGCGTGCGGTTCACGGTGAGCGTGAATGCACGTGCCACCTCGTTCGCCGAGTTCGACAACGTCAGGATCGCCGCCACGCTGCCGTTGATGAGCAGCGTGAGGATGAGCGAGCCTGTCGTTGCGATCGACGCCAGCACCGCAGTGATGCCGGTCACCACCGCCGCTACACGAGTCCGGAACGCCAGCCCGGCGAGTTTCCCCGTCGCGCTGACAGAGTGCTGCTTGTACTCCTGCCGAATCTGCGTGTAGTTCGGGTGATCGTAACGATTGCTGATTGATGCCATGTGATGCTCCTGCCCTTGTCGCCTCCCGACGCGGACTTAAAACCAGGTGGAGGGGAAGGCCTCCGTTTAACGTCGGCGGACACTCACCGACGGTTGATGCTCTACGCGGAGATGCCCCGCCCGGCCCTTACGATGCCGAATCGACCTTGAGCACGCGCACCTGCGCGGGATCGGTAGTCGAGTAGTGAACGATGCCGAAGCCGCCGAGGTAGTACCACGCAACCCCCTTGCTCCGACCGTAGTCGGTGGGGATCTTGGCTCGGATCTCTTCCGGGGTGTTGATGGCTTCCGCCACCGTGTCTTCACCGCAGAAGAAAATCCAGTCGCCAGCGGTGTCCCACGCATCCGCCGTGTCGGTGTACGGATCCCACGTGGTCGTATCGACCGCACCGCCTTTCGGGATGTTGGTCTGCTCGATGTAGCGGGTGTTCTCGTACCGACCGCGCTCGCCGTTCATCACCATCCCGATGCCGCGCTCCGTGTACTGGAACAGCGTCTCAAGATAGTTCTTCAGGCTGCGCAGCGTGGTGGGCCACGCGATTGCGTAGTAGTCGTCCGCGACGTAAGCGGGGATGTTCCGCTCCTTCATCACGTCCGCCATCGCTCGGCTGTCGCCGACGTCCCAGACGCGGGTGCTGGTGGTAGTCGCCGTCCCGGTCGTCACGAGCACATAGGTGCCGCTCGTGGCCGAGCCGTTCGGGGTGTACCGCAGCAGCGTCGCGTTGAATTGCGCGTGCGCCAAGATGTCGAAGACCTTCGCTGCGTCGTTGCGCAGTGCCTTCATCACCGGACGCCGCACGCTCTGCTTCGCGAGCGCCTCGAGCTTGCCCGAGTAGGGAACCGAATTGCCAGCCTCAGTGATCGTCAGGGTGCCCTGAATGATCGTGAAGTTGGTTTCCGGCATGGTGTTGGTTTCTTGCATCGTCCGTCCGCGCGTCTGCACGTTGGACACGACGTCCCACGTGAAAGACTGACCCTTGTGCATCCCCTGCATCGACGCATCTTTCACGTCGCACAGTTGACGGAACTTGGTCATCGGTTGAACCGAATCGCGGAGTTCATCGCTCAAGTTCAGGGCATAGAGAAAGCCCCCGAGCGAGTTGACGCTCCACAGTTGACCTGCCATGTTGAATGCTCCTTAATCGATCTGTTGCCCTCGGGCCTTCGCCATCTTCGCGATGGCTTGGGCCGTCGTGAGTGGTTTGGGTTCGGCCTTCGGAGGTGCGCCGCCGCCCGTGCCTGCAACGGCAGCAGTTGCGTTCTCCTTGCGCTGAACCCGCGCTTGGCTCGGGGCCATCGATCCACCCTGTGGAGCGCCTTGAGCAGGCGCTGCGCCGCCGCCGGCGGTAGCAGGCCACTTCTCTTTCGGCACGTACCGTTCCCGCAGTTCCTTGCCGATCTCGTTGTAGACCGTGCCCCACGGGCGTTGATCACCCATGCGGCGCATCCGGTCCTCCATCGAGAAGGCAAGTTCAAGCAGGTTCGGATCGCTCACCACGTCGGGATACTTCTCCCCGAATTGCTTCGCAGCGTCTCGCTGGTCAATGACGGCGATCGTGTGGGTCCGCGCTTGGGATGCCACCGTCGTCGCCACGTCCTGAGCGATGATGTTGCGAAAGTCCACGAGCGCCTGCTGTGCATCTTCAGGCGTCCCATACTGAATCCGTTTCGCAGTCTCCACGATGAGGTTGTCCATCGCGTTCTGCTCTTGACTCTTCGGCGGGGCCTCGCGGTGCTGCGGCTGCTGCAGCGCCTTGGCCTGCTCGAGGATCTGCGCCGCGAGTCCGAGGTTCACGTCGGCTGCGGTTTCCTTCTGGTACGCAGCGATGCCGCGCTCGATCACCTTGTCGATCGGGACGAACTGCTCCTGACCGTTGATCACCACACGGCGGAACTTGTTCGGATCGGCGTGCTCGTCTACCGGCGCGGGGGCAGCGGAGCCTTGCTGCGCATCGCCTCCCGCAGGTGCTTGAGCACCCTCCTCACCATCTCCCTCAGTCCCTTGTTCTTCGCCGTCTGCAGATTCGCCAGCCGCCGCCGGTTTTGCGCCAGCCTCGCCTGCGTCTGCTGGAATGAATACCTCGTTCCCCGCTTCATCGGTCCCGATGTCTCCTGCCGTGGTTTCCTCACGCTCGGCTGCGGAGCGTGCGATCTCCTTGAGCAGCTGCGACCGCTGGTGGTAGTGGAAGTCCTTGCCCTCAAGCGGGTTCGGCTCGTCGTTCTCCGGGAGCGGCGTGCTCGTCGGCTCCGGGTTCATGTTCGTGGCCCCGCTCAGTTGAGTCTCAGCGGGTGCGCCGCCCGATTCGGGCAGATCTTTCTGCTTGCGTTTGCTCATGCGTCCTCCGGTGCTTCGGCTTGTCGTACGTCGAGTTCGGCCACAGCGTTCTTGCCCTGCACGTACAGGTAACGCAGCAGCCCGGGAAACTCGCGGTATCGGCGGATCTCGGAGCGCAGGAATGCGCCCTTCGCCGCGTCGTTCGGATCACTTACCAGCAGGGCCTCGGTGGCTTCCTGCTCCTTCTGCTTGCAGATCCCGATCATCACCTGACCGAGTTCGCTGTTGATCAGGCGCTCGGCGTCGAATCCGATGATCGCTTCAGCTTGCAGTGTCTCGTCAGCCATTGGTCGTTGCTCCGAGGTTCTTCATCGCGGCATCGATCTGGCTCGCGATGTCCTGCGCGTTCTGCACCACCGCGGCCACGTCGGCCTCGCGGCCAAGCGGGTCGAGGGCTGCGGCCTTGCGCTGCAGTTCCTCCGCAGCGGCCTGCAGTTCGCTCAGGCGTGGTTCGGCTCCCGGTGCTGCGTTGACGTGCCCCTTGTGCTGGCTGTCGGTCTGTGACTTGAGCGTCGTGGTCAAACCAGGTGGAGCGGCACCAATGTGATCGCGTTCGAATGCGAGTTCGCGGATCGCCTGCGCCACAGCCCGCTGCAGGAGCGCCATCTCCTCACGCAGTAGCTGCATCTGCTCGTTCTGGGCCTGCGTGCGCTTGGACATCGCGTGCTCGACGGCATCGCTCGCGGCCTTGAACATGGTCTGCGCGTTCTGCTCTGCTTCCTGCACGATCTTCTGGGCCAGCTGCTGCGCGTTGTCCAGCACCTGCTTCTGGAAGTCCTGTGCGCTGAAGAACCGGCGACCGTCAGCGTATCCGAGGATGCTGAATAGCTCGGTCGAGATCTCCTGAATGTTCGCGCCGGGCAGCGGCTTCTGCGTCATCGCGGTCAGCATGTTCATGCCGGTCGTGAACCGCATCAGGCGCAGGTTCGGATCGGTCGCGGCCTGACCCACGTTGATCGTCGCGTACATCTTCGTCCCGAGCAGCTGATCGAGGGTCAGTTGCTGCTGCTGCATGAGCGCCCCGAGGCCCGCGGCGTTGAGCGCAGCCGTGATCACCTCCTGATCCGTCTCGTATTCCTTCTCCAGCAGCAGGCACTGGTTCAGCGTCGGGATAACCCACGTCTGCACCCACGTCTTGACCGTGTACTCAGTGATCGCCGAGGCCCCGGCATTGAGCAGCTGCAGCCCGCCTACCGTCTCGTTCAGGTTGCGGTTGCTGTTGATCGAGGATGCGGAGAACGAGCCGGTGAGTTCGTCGAACTCGGCGTTGAGCCTGTCCTGCTCTTGGAAGCTTGAGCCGGTGACGTCGGTGAACTCGAGCACCTTCACGTCGGCCTCGACGTTGCCGACCGCAGTCGTTGCACCGGGGATGTTGTTGCGCAGGTTCGACGTGTCGATGTTCGCGCCCGAGCGGGTCAGGTACTGCTTGTTCAGCACGAGCTTGACGTTGTCGAGACGCTGGTTCGCGACCTCGTTGGACTCACGGGTTATCGGCATTGACATGCCCGTGAGTCCTTTCGGCACCACCCGGTGTGTCTCGATCGCGCAGATCCCCATCGTGATCGGGATCTCGCCGTGCAGGTAAACGTCGCCGAGCGGCTCGGGATCGGAGAGCATGAGCTCGTCGCCGATCGTCCAGTACACCATCTTCTTGCCCTTGCGCTTCACGAAATACTCGCGCAGGAACACGATGGTGAAGTCGTTCTCGTCCTCGACGTGCTCGGTGTATGGGTCCTGCTTCTTCTCGTTGCGGGCCTGCCGCTGTGTCGCCGAGTCGTTGTCGACGCCAGCCTTGAGAATCTCGTTGCGCGTGTACTTGCGCCACTTCGGCGAGTTCGGCGGTGGATCGTCCATCCGCTCCTCGACGTCGCACAGGTACATCGGCACGATGCGGATCACGTACGGCGACGTGCCGATCACATCGTACCACTTCGCAGCCGGGCTGAACCGCACTTGATCAACCGGCATCAGTTCGATGCAGAAGTGATCCTGCTTGACGCGGCGCTGCGTCTCTTCGCGCTTTACCTCGAGGGATTCGCCCGTGTCAGGGTCTTGCGCCTGCACGAGCTGCTCGACCGTCTCGTCCTCGTACGAGTATTCCCAGTAGTTGTAGCTGATGCAGACGCCACTCTTCGCCGCGTCCTGAAATGCGCCGAGCGCGATCAGATACCACGGGATCGAGTGCTTGAGCCGGTAGGTGACGAGCGCCTTGCCAACCCGTGCACCGAGCGCAGCAATCGCGTCGCCCTGGTCGAAAGCCTTGGCGTCGAGTAGCTCTTCACCTGAGAAAAGAGCGGCGTCCACGGCAGACTCGTGACGTCGCACCATCGTGCGAGGTTTCGGGCGAAACGTCTTGCTGCGGTACTTGTACGCCTCGGAGTAGTACTTGCTGTCCTGAGGGTGCCGGGAGTCGAACGCCCGGATGGCGTCGTCGACCTGCTTCTGCAGATTGGCCGTGTAATAGTCGGTCGACGCAGTGTAGGCATCACGGGCGAGCTTGAGCCACGGCGCATCCTTGTCCTCCGCCTTGGGATTCTCGGCTGCTGTGTCGCCGACGTGCCTCTGGGTTATGGTGAAGGCCACTCGTTAGCTCTTCATGTTCGCTCCTTCTTCATTTGTTCGTCTCCTCGTTATCTAGATCGGAAGTCCGGCCTTGACCGTGGTCTTCCCAAATCGCTGGATCTCGAGCGCCTCGACGCCCTGCATCCCGTCATTCGCTTGGCGGCGCAGGTTCGCACGCTCTAGCAGTTCGCCCGCGGCTCGCTGCACGTCACGCCGGCGCTTCGTGGCGTCGTGCATGATGTCGTTCAGCTGGTGCACCATGCCCCACTTGCCGCTGATCATGTAGTTGTAGATCACGACGATGCCGCCGTCGATCCGGACGAACCACCGATGATGCGGGTAGGCCTGATGCAGGTCGTTCAGGATGTCGCGCCCGAGCGTGTCGTTCTTCGGATCGTCGCTGAACCATCCGGTCGCCCCTCCCGGCCCCCACTGCTTGCGCAGGATGGCAGGAGCCGAGAGGGGGGCAGCGACATCCACAGCGGAGTTCAGCGGCTGGCCATCGCCACCGAGGATCACGGGAACCGGGGCGCTCTCATCCACTCAGAAGAACTCCGGCTTGGCGATCGCGCGGGTTAGCGCCATCAGCCCTTGCTGCAGGTGCGTCTTGCCGATCGCCACCCATCGCTTGTCGCAGTTCGGATCTTGCTCCATCGCGGCGACCATGATCCCGAGATCCCCGCCGAGATTCTTGACCGCGTTCATGCGTGCGATCTCGTCTGGCGAGAGTTCGCGGTAGCCCTTGATATGTCGGTGCTGGTTGTCCATACGCCCCTTCAGGTGGGTTTGTAGATCCCGCTCGTGCGCCGATCGGTGGACAGGAACTTGCGGCCATCCTTGAACTGGTAGACGACCTCGTCCTTGCCCCACTCCGGACCCCACTGCTTGAGCACCTCGGCCCGGTAGTCGATCTGCCGCGTCTGCACCTTCTGTGCGGCCAGCATCTGGTTGTAAGCGTCTGAGGCCATGTGAACCTCCTTCTCGCGCGGAGTGTAGGCGTTCGCTGCGTGGAACGCAACTGCCCTAGAGTCGGACGACGCCGACCACTTCGACGCCGCGCTGGCGATCGATGCCGAGCGCGGGCGGCTTGGTCTGGATCGCGGGCGTGTAGCGCCACGCAGCGCCGTGGATGCGCCCGAAGTCCATCGAGTCGACGCCGACGATCTCGACCACGTTGCCCGGCGGGATGTACTTGCGTGCGTCAGCGAGCAGTTCGTCGCGCACCCAGTCGTGAAGCTTGAACTTCTTACGCTTCGCCATGAGTGCCGGAAAGCGGATAGCCTTGCCGTACTCGTGCGCCGGATTGAACTTGAGCCACACCTCACTGACGAGTTGCTTCTCATTGTCGGGATGCACGATGCCGACGTAATCGCGGGGCTGGACCAGGTCTCTCGCACGAGCCGTCGCGAGCGCAATCTGCGGCGCGGAGATCGCGGCTATAGCTGCGCCGAGTGCTTTCAGGAATGAGCGCCTGTTCATTTGTAGTCGTCCTTCAGATCGGAGAACGCCTTGAACTTCGGAACGCCTTTCTGTATCTCCCTCTTGAGGAGATCGGCCTGCTGCTGGCGCAAGATCCGGGCGAAGTGCGAATCACCGATCGGGATGGCATTGATGCCGGTCAGCGTCCCGTACCAAACACCTGTCGAATGCACGATCGGCTTTGCGACTGGCTGGATCTCGGGCGGCTTGGCGGCTGCGGGCAACACGGCAGCTGCGGGTGACATCCCGAGCATCTTCAGGAACGAGCGTCTCTTCATTCTTGGCCCTCCAGTGCCCTTGCAATGTCCTCGGGGTTTATCTCGTCCGGGTCGAACAGCACCCGGTGTGATTCATAGCCGATCGGTGGGATACATGGCCCGTGCCGTTCACGCAGCAGGGAACCGACGATGTAAGAGTCCTTTGCAGCCAGACGCTTTTCCATCCTTGCCACCCAATATGGCGGCGACAAAGGTGGCGGCGCGGGCGGCGGAGGAATGTAGATCGGCCCCGCTCGCACACCGGGCATCGTAGCGTGCCACCCGGCTGCGACGCGGGCATCTTCAAGCTCGTGACGAAGCTTCCTTTGTTCTGGAGTCTCGTCCTTCAATCTCCCGGCTCCTCTGCAACGTCTGGCACTTCGTTTTTACCCTTCACCCGGTTCGCACCAAAGGCAAAGGTCAGGTTCCAAGCATCCGCGAGATCGGGCGACTCGATGCCGCGCTTCTTCGCGTCCTCTTTGGACTCTACAAGGATACGCCCATCGCTCGTGTACGAATAGCGGATGCAGGTGAGTTCGGCGATCAGGTCTTCGTCCTCCAGCAGCCGCGAGTTCAGGGCCTCGAGCCATTCGCGCGAGAGCCACCAGAGTTCGTCACGCTGACGCACGTAGCGATCGGATACCGATGCAGCCTCGGCGACGTTGACCGCGAGCACCGGCACGCCGAGCTCGGCGAGTCGATCGGCGACACCGGCCCCGATACCGATCACGTCCACGCACACCGCGACAGGGCGCTCGTGCGGCGGCGTGTCCTGCCACTGGCGGTAGACCTTGCCCGCGGTCTGCATCGTGTCCATGCTCGACCACGACTCGATCTTGGCGTGCTGCCAGTTGCCCCATCGTTTCGCCAGTGCGTTGCGATCGTGGCCGAAGCGTGCGCAGTCCAAGCCCCACACTCTCGGGCCGTAGTTGATCACGTCGCGCATCTTCGCCCCGTCGGCGAGATGCAGCGGGATCACGGTGTCCTCTTCCGCCGGCGGGAAGTCGCCCCGGACGCGGACCTTGTAGTACGCCGACTGCTCACCGTAGCGGCGCTTGGCGTTGTTGCGGAAGATGTCCGACTGGAATGGGGAGTTGATCGAGTCGGCATGGATCGCCCACCACGAGGGCCTCATGCGGTGGTGCGAGTCGTAGAAGTAGCCGGACAAGCGCGTGGGGTTGGACAGCATCAGCACCTTAGCGCCGGGCTGCGAGAGCGATCCCTCGCCTGATTCGAAGATCTGCTCAGGAACGCCCGAGGCCTCGTCGATGATCAGCAGCAGGCCACCGCCGACTGCCGCCATGTGAAAGCCCTGCAGGGCCTCGGGTGCCTCTTTGCGTGCAGTGCGCAGCGCGGCGAACGATCCCTCGGGATCCTCGGTCAGGCTGAAGCGTTCCTTGCCCCACTTGAAGCAGGCCGCGAACTCCGGCCAGTGCTGCTTCATCTTCCCGTGCCACAGGTTGATCTCGGGCCAGAGCACGTCCTCCAGCTGGTGGCGCGTGGGAGCGGTGCACGGGATGCGCGTCGGGTACCAGCACGCTTCGAACCAGAGCACGGACCAGGCCGCGAATGCCGTCTTGCCCGAGCCGTGTCCGGAGCGGATCGTTACCCGGCCATCGCGTTGATCACCACCGGGATCTCGAGGGTCTGCAGCGAGCCGCAGCGATGCTTCCCACTGCCAGTCGAGCACACCTGATTGGACGACCGGATCCCACGATGGCGGCACCCCGAGCGCCTCGACGGCGAACAGTGCGGGGCCGTACTTGCGCCACCTACTGATTCGCTGGCGGGACCGGGATAGAAGGGCGTCGTTCTCTGACTCGCTCAAGGTGCGCTTCCGGGTCCACGTCGATCGTGCGGCCTTGGACCCCGGCGAGTAGCTCGACGATGGTCAGGCCGACGGTGCCCTCGATGTTGACCTGCTTCACCATCATGTCGGCGATCAGCTTGAGATAGGCCTCAGGCTTGTTCAGGCGGCACGCCACGATCGCCGATTCACCGTGCTTCGCGAAGTCCTTCGCAAGGGCCGTCAGGAGGTTGTGGACCGTGATGTCCCGCGTCCTGACGATCCGGCTCTGGACGCTGCCGCGGCGGCTTGGCGGTGCCTTCCCGAGCGGCGTAGCGGCTTGCTGACCGACTTCGGGATACCCCCGGTTGTAAGGCCGTGGTGTTTCAGGGGGTTGCTGTCGGGATCCCGCCATGAGTGCGGAATATACCCGCCTTTTGTTCCACGTGAAACATTTCACACTTTTTGACCTTTGGGGGGTTGAGTTTCGTTCCACGCGGGTCTACCATTCAATCATCAACAGCGCAACACAACGGGAGAACAGCATGGCAGTCTGGGCATTCAGGGAAGGCAACAAACTGGTACTCGCCGACAGCGAGCAGCTGCACGACATCGTTCTGGTCTGCGGTGATTCGGCCCCGCAGCTGGACGCGCTCGCGAAGGCCTGCGATCTGATCAACGCGGCCTCGGCTGGCGGTCGTGGGATGAACAAGGTGCGCCGCACGCAGGAGCGGGCTATGAACTACCCGTCCCATATCAACCCCCTCGGCTGGAGGATCTACTAATGCTAACGATCGGGATGCGAGTGCATGTACACGTCGAGCCGAATCATGGCGGGATCGACTACGGCATGGGCACGGTGGTGGCGATCGAGCACGCCACCCTGCGGGTTCCGGAACGGGCGATCGTGGCGCTCGACTCGGGCTGGACGACCGGCTTTAACACCCGGTGGGTGCGCGAGGATCCGGTGGCGGTCCAGCAGCGCCGGAATGTGGCCTTCGACCGATTCACTCACGGGGAGGATTGCTGAGATGCGGATCTCGACCGAAGAGCAGGTGCCCGGCTACTGGATCGCCGTGGACGACGACACGTACGACGGTGCCCCGGACTCGCACAGCATCGTGGGTCACGGCTCGACCGAGCAAGAGGCGATCGACGACCTGATCCTTGAGACAGAGGAGCGCGAGGAACGCTACCCCGAAGAGCCGTGCGAGCACGGTCACATGGGCTGTGCCTTCCGCGAGGGCGGGCGCTGCACCGACGAATATCCAATCAACGACGAGGAGTAATCATGGCAACGAAACGATGGATTGTTCGTATCCCCGCAGGCAAATTCATGGCCGGGATGCACAGGTTCGCGACGAAGCGTGAAGCGGCCTACTTCCGCAACAACTGGCAAGTCGCCAACGGTGGCCCGAGGCCCGATCTCCTCCGCGAGGAGCGGAGCGGCGCGAAGGTGCCGGTATGAACGCGAACGAGATCTTCAAGGCGTACCAGAACGCCGTGCAGCCTGCCGAGGAGATCGGCGGTCCGGAGGTGGACGAGTACATCGAACTGATGGAGCGGATCAGCAGGGACGCAGCAGAGCGTGCGATCAGCGCCCGCGACTACATCCTCAAGCCGCTCTACGCGGTGGGCACCCGAGTTCGTGCGCGGTGCGATGTCGACCGCTACCCGGAGTTCCTGATCCCCGAGGGCTGCATCGGCGACGTGGTGATGGACCCGGAGAACGAGTGCATCGCAGTCAAGGTTCTCGGCCTCGACGACGACGGGCTGCAGGCGTGGAACAACAACGTCCTCTACATCATGGGCGAGGGCGAGCGGATGCGCGAAGAGTGGGAGGCGCTGTGAGCCGCTGTCGCAAGGCGTGGTTCTTCGTCTGCTACGACAACGCAGCACGCGAGAAGTGGCGGGTGGAGTTGAAGGGCACGACCGAGTCAGCACGCGAGGCCGAGGAGCGGGTGCTCTGGTGCCGAGTGGACGAGACTGTCGGGGAGTGGTGGGACGTCGAGAAGCGGAAGGTTCAATCAACGAGCGAAGGAGCACAGGAATGAAGACGATCAAGGAACTGATGAAGCGGGACATCGAGCGCATTGCGAAGGAACTGAAGGCCGCGCGGACGTTTGCCCGCGACCCGAAGATCCGCAAGCAACTGGCAGCGGTGCAGCGGGCGATCAAGGCATACGGCGACGTCAACCCGCACGTCATTTACTACGCACACGTCATGCACGTGACGATCGAGGTGAACGTCGAATCGCTGAAGGATCGGAAGCTGCTGCAGCTGATCGAGCGCCTCGACAACGTGGCCGAGTTCTACCGCAGCAACGATACCGCAGCCGGGCGCGAGTTCGAATCGGCATTCACGATGGGCGCGATCCGCCTGCAGCTGCGCTGCAACGTCGAGGGTGGCGAGGAAAGTGAGAAGTGCCGCCGGGTGATCAAGGCCGTGAAGCAGGGCCAGCCGGTGATCGAGTACGGATACGAGTGCGCGTAATCATCAACGAGCGAAGGGAGCGAATCATGTGCGTGAAATGTTTCGAAGCGAAGAAGGGCCTCAACCCGGAGCCGTCCGACGTCCAGCTGGCGGTGTTCAAGCGCCACCTGAGAAACGGCACGGTGCCGAAGACCCAGCCGCGGTGGATCACCGAGCACCAGCGCCTGACCGGGCAGCGGGTCGAGCCGTTCAAGCCGGACTTCCGGCAGGTGCTGCCGAATATGGCAACGGCGATCACGAAGGCAACGGTGAAGGTGCCGCCGATCGCCGCGGAGCTTGAGGAGTACATCCGGCAGTTCGATGATCTCAACGGGCTGAAGCCGTTGAGGGTCGTGCGGGCGGCGTGATGGGTCGCCCGCGTACCGATACCTGCTCGGGCTGCGGTGGCGAGCGCGACCGCGGTCCGACGCAGCGGTACTGCCGCAAGTGCCACGCGGTCTACATGCGGGAGCACCGGGCGAGGCACAAAGTCACGCCGAGCAACGAGAACCCGTCGCCAGCAGTGGAACGAAAGGCGACAATTCCAGCGTAGTAGCAGCACCCACAACGAGCGATAGGAGATCAACATGGAAATGAACGATGCAGCGATTGCCACCACCGTCGACACGCTCGGCGCGTTGAAGGATCACATCAAGGCCGAAGAGAAGGAGGCCGAGGGCTACAAGGCCATCCTGATCAGCGCGGCGACGCAGGAGCCGGGCAACTCGATCCGCCTGCAGGGCAGCGAGTACTTCGCTTGCGTGACCTTCGCCGATCGCACCACGGTCGATTGGGAGAAGATCGCGAAGGAACTCTCGGAGCACGTATCGCATCAGGCGTTCACCGGGATGATCAAGCGCCACACGCGCACCGTGCCGACGCTCCCGAGCGTTCGCACCACGAAGCGGGGCCAGTGATGGGCAACCCGGCGAAAATCACGAAGTTCACGCCGGGCAACCTTGAGACGGTGCGCGAGTGCGTGAAAGAGGCACTCTCCGCACCGGTCCTCGCGGGCCTCGGGATCCATTTCAAGCTTGGCCGCATCACCTACAGCGATCAGCGGTTCTCGATCACGATCGAGGGGATCGCGGAAGGCGGGCTTGACGCCGATCAGGAACGATACGAGATCGCGCTGAACTTCAACGATGGCACCTTACCGCCGCGCAACTGGGAGTTCACTGTGCGCGGTCGCCGCTATCGGGTCCACGGCATGACCAAGGGCCACAAGATTCTCGCTCATGGAATCGAGGATGGCGGGCGCTACTCGTGGAAGGTAGACGCGATCAAGAGTCTTTTTTCCAAAGAAAAGGCCGCATCGTGATCTACGGTCGTACGCGCTGCGGTCTACCGATTCGCGCTCGCGGCATCAGGATCACTGTGCCGGGGCGCGGCGCGAGCGATCGCAGATACTGGCGGGAGTGCGGCGAGCGTGCCACTCGTATCAACGGGTGGCTGTTCGTCGCGCTCCTCTTCGCGTTCGCATTATGGGGAAAAATCTGATGGACTTCATCTTCAACAATGATCCGGAGTATCTCCGGCGGCATCTGGAAGCGCACAAGTTCTTCAACGCGCTGCTGCTGTTCGTGCTGATGGTCTGCCTCTTCGTGATCTGGGATCTGTCGTCGGCAACATCAGACCTCAGAGCCACGGTCACCGAGGAGCAGCAGACCACGAACTTCTGGCAGGCACAGCATCGTGACCAGAAGCGGGTGGCTGATCGCCTGCTTCGCAACTGCAGCGGGGGTAGCAAATGAAGTACGTGCTGAAACTTTTCGACGTGGCGTTCCTGTTCATGGCGGGAGTTTCGTTCGCCGCGGGGGTGCTGCTGATCTTCGTGCCCGGCGTCTCATGGGCAGCGATTGCGGTGATCGGCCTCGGCGGGCCGGTGCTCTTCATCGCGTTGCAGGCCCTCTTCGTCCTGATCACTGCATCGCTTCGTGTGATGACCTACAGGGACGAACTCGTGAAGTCCACGCAGGCTGGCATTGTCTCGCTGCAACAGGCGCGGTTCCTGATGCTGCTGCTATACAACCACCCGATATGCGTAGCGTTCTGGGGGCTGGACAAGGCGGGCGAGTGGCACGGGCACAAATACTGGGAACAGTCCTCCACCGAAGTTAAGTAGTCTTTTCAACCAAAGAAAGGAAACACCATGAACTACCTGCAACCTTGGAAGCTTGCTTCACTCTTCGTCGGCCTCGCTCTGCTGATCGCTGGCTCGTTCTACTACCAGATGGACGACTGGACGATCAGCCTGAGCCTCGTGATGGGGCTGCTCACGTACTACTGCGCTCCGATCTCCTACCACCAGCTGCGCTCGGGCACCTTCATGGGTGGCCTGATCGCGGTCGTCCTCGGGTGGCTCGTGGTCGACGGGTCGTACACCTTCTGGAACACCCTCATGGGTGACCCGATCTATCGTGAGGGCCAGTGGTTCGCGTCTGCGCTGCTGTACGCGACGTGCGCGATCCTGTGGGGTCGCAACGGCACGCTGCGCGAAGAACTGGGCCGGGTGCTGCGGTGAAGACGATCGAGGAGTGCATCGCCGAGGCCTCAGCCGACTTCGAAATTCAGTGGCAGATCTTCATGGCGAAGGCCACGCCACGCCTGACCCGAGTCGTCAGCGAGAACGAGGTGATCAAGGTAATGTGCGAACTCTTCCATTCTCGCGGCTCGCGGTTCACTGCTGAGAGGATTGCAAGCCTCGTAGAAGGTTTCGGTAGTAAAGGATCAGAGCCTCGAGATCCGCCCGCGTGAACTTCACAGTTCTCCACCTCAGGTCGAGGAGTTCCTCGACCTTTTTTTTGCCCACCTCATCGATCATCCTGAGCGTGAAGATCTGATAGTTGCCCCGGAGCATCACGTTGCACCGGACGCACTGCAGGCGGCACACCTCCTCGTTGAAGAGCACCGCCGAATGCCGACCGCCTACGAAGTGGCCGGTCTGCAGCTGGTGCCACGGTAGCAGCGTGTCGCACGTGTAGCAGCGCCCGACGGTGCTGCTCGTGTGAACCCGCCGGAAGTACTCGGAGAAGATCGGCCAGAGCTTGAGCTTGAGCGCCGCGACTGTGATAGGCTTGCGCCTGCCGCGTTTCTGACGCGGCACTCCTCCGTGGGCGGATCCTCCTTTCTTCTCCGACCGCGACTCGGGGGCCGCGTTGTGAGGGCGGGAAGCACTAACCCGCTCCGATGCCTGAGCACCGGCCCCCATCTTTTTCTTCCTGCGCAGTGGCGTACGTTTCACTTCTTCACCCCCATATCGTGGAGCGCCTGCCGCGCCATCTTGATGTTGATCTCGACGAAGTGCAGAGACTCGTCGCCCTTCTTGAAGTCCTTCGCCTTCAGTTCAGATCGCGCGGCATCCATCGCCTCGCGTGCGGTGTTCATGTGATGCGCGACTCGTTGCGCTGCTGACATCATTCGATTCCCTCCACCAGGTCGATGCGTTGTCCGATCCACCGCATCACAGGCACCGCCATCGAATTTCCGAGTGCCTTGTAGCGTGGTGTGTCCTTCGTCTTCTTCGTGATCATCGTGTAATTGTCCGGGAAGCCCTGCAGGCGCTCGCATTCCAGCGGCGTCAGCCTGCGCACCGCCGCGCCGTGCATCGCCACGTTCGACATTCTGAAGTTGTGCGTGCCCTCGCGCGTGTACGTGCGTGCTTGATTCGCTGCGACCTGATCGGCGAGCTCGGCGAACGCCACCGCAGGCGGATGCCCAGTACGTGCGAGCGGGTGCGATGGATCTCCGGGCTGCGGGTTGCACCGGTTCTCGTCGCTCGTGATCTGCGTGGTATCGAATGCGATGAGCGTCGCCTGCGCGAGCAGTGAGTCCGGCCCCTTCGCATCACGAGCGCTCACGGCGTGCGAGATCTCTGACTCGTCCGGCCCCGTGACGATCAGCGCGGTGCCTTTGTTCGCTCCGGGATCGTCGCCGCCTCCGACACGGCCAACAGCACGCGATAGAGTGCCGGTGGCAATACTCGGCCCCTCTTCTCTGCTCGGCGCAGGATCCCCGCGCAGGCATTGGCGCTCAAGTAGAACCGCTGCGGCACGTCGCCAGTTTCCAAGATGTCCGACAACGAACACACGCTTGCGTCGTTGGGCCAATCTGAAGTATTGAGCGTCAAGAACTCTGTAGGCGAACCCATACCCGAGTTCTGCCAGCCCGCCGAGGAAGGTTCCAAACGTCCGTCCATTGTCCTCAGACAGAATTCCGGGGACGTTTTCCCAAACCACCCACCGGGGCCGATAGCGGTCAGCAATGCCAAGATAGTCGAGCGTGAGGTTGCCACGAGGGTCAGCCAGACCTCTTCGGAGTCCCGCGACGCTGAAACTCTGGCAGGGAGTTCCTCCGACGAGAACATCGGGAGTTGCTTCGGGCCAGCTGCGGTAGTCATTGATGTCTCCCCAGTTCGGGACGTTCGGATAATGATGCGCGAGCACCGCGCTCGGAAACTTTTCGATCTCGGCGAACGCGATCGGCGACCACCTGGTCCACGCCACCGACGCGGCCTCGATGCCGCTGCATACGCTCAGGTACTTCACAGCTTGAAAAATCGGGCCGCTGATTTCGGACAGTAATAGCACCGCTGGATCTCGCCGGGGAACCGGCGATCGGATCGATCCTGCTGCGTCCACAGGTGCTTTGTCTTCGCGTTGATCAGCAGGCCGTGGGTCAGGCCAGCCGACAACATGATGTACTCGGTTGGCTTCGGATCCGCATTGTCGAATGAGAACACTGTGCAGACCATGACCGTGCGGAACGGGAAGTCTCGCTCGCACGTGAACTCAAGCGACCGGTGCTTCACCTCCCACCGCTCCGCATCACCTCCGGGCTTCCAGACGCGCAGATCGCCGTTGTCGCTGAACTCGCGCCACTGCGCCCTTGTCGGAGCGAGACGCTGCGGCATCACCTGAACCTGCCAGCCCTTGCGTCGTAACCAATCAGCGAAGAACTCGACCTTCGGATGGCTCGCTTTCACGCCTTCAAGGAACTGCTCATGCACCGGGTCCGCGCTCATTGCAGATTCATCCTTTCCCCGTTCTCGCCCACGCGGAACTCGGTTCCGTCGGCCATCGTCAGCTTGATGATGCAGTCGCACGTGCACTTCGCGTCGTCGTCCTCGAGGAACGGGCACCAGCTGCGGTGCATGATGTCCGTCTCGTACACGGCCTGAGGCAACCACCCGAGGTCGATCGCCATGTGAATGCGTCTGATGAAGTTGTGCTCATCGGCCATGTTGGCTCTCCAGAACATCCTTGATCTTCTGCCTCACGTCGGCGAATGACCAGCCCGGCGGAATGCTGATCTTCAAGTCGGCGGCTTTCTTCAGCGCGAGCGCGTCGTCGTTGCGCCACGTCGCGTAGCCCTTGAGCTTCATGTTGCCGGTGGCGGTCAGCGCACGCTGATTCGCTCGCTTCAGGGCGGCATCGAGTCCCACGAGCGGGCGCTTCCATCGCCGCGCCGAATTTTTCTGCGACCACAGGCAGATCCTGTGGCACTCCGAGACGACATCGATCGCCCTGTACTTGCTCTGAAACGCGGCGACGAGTTCTGAAGTTATTTCGAAGTCACCGGAGAAGGTCAATAGCCTCATGGTTTTTTAGCAGAGTCCGAAGAGAAGAGAACCCGGAAACCCACAAGCCCCCCCTCCCCCCATGCGGAGGGAGCCGACGTCGAGCGCCGGGAAGCCCAAAGGCCAAGAGAAGAGAAGCTTGTGCGTCCGCGAGCGCAGGCGCACCGGCTTCCCCCCTCACCGGGAGCGGACGACTCTGGACTTGTCGGGACGGTGTCGGATGCGGTAGAGTTCGCGCATCCTTTGCCGCTGCCTCGGCAAGAACAGGGGGTCGCACCCCGGACGAACCAGCCCGCCTCTCGGCGGGTTTCGTCTTTCTGGGCGAAGCATACGCCCGATCTTTCGCGCGGCGCAAGCATCAGTCCGGCAATACGGGGCCGTGGGACGACCCTTTTAGCGCGATCCGTTGACCGCGGCCCTTGATCCTGACGGCGGGCAACGTGTCGAGCGCGAGCCTGCGGTACCGCTTCGCCGTGGTGTACGAGCACCCGAGCAGGCGCATGATCTCGGCCACGCCGACGGCCCGCCCTTTGTAGAGGGCCTCGGCCAGCAGCATCCCGCGCTGCGCTGGTTCATGCCGCTGCATCACGGCACCTCAGTGCGTGACGTTCGGCGGGTAGGCCCTTTTCTTCGCGAACTTCACCTCGATCCCGAGACATCGCGCGACATACACCGACCGGTGCAGGCCGGGGCGCTGGATCTTCCCGTACACGAAGTCCACGACCCACCGGCTCGGCAGCTGCAGCCAGATCCCGGTGCGGTCGAAGCTTGTCGCCTTGACGCGCTCGTGCAGTTTCTTGCGCAGCTGCTCGACAAACGCCGAGACATCTGCAGCCTGGTCAACGTCGTACGGCGAGATCTTCTTGCCGGGCATGATATGAATCCTCCGAGGGTGTGTGGAACGAAACTAGGGGGTATTGACGCCGCAATGTTACGCGCCCAGAATCCCTTCTGGCAACGCCAAATCACTACTCGGAGGGAACATGGGCAGAGAAGCAACCATCGAGATTCTCGGATTGCCGCACGACTGCGATCCGAGCTTGCGCGAGCCGGGGTTCGACATCGAGGGCGAGTACATCGCCACCCGCCGCGAGCAGATCATCGAGGAAGACTATCTTCGCGAACGCTCCATCCTGCGCATGAACATCGAGCGCAAGGATCGCGAGCGCAAGGACAAGCTTCTCGCAGATCTCGATCACGTCGTCGCAGGTCTTGCGAAGCTGACCAAATGAGGCTCTGGGTTGCCGCTGCTCTGGTGCTGGCGCTCTTCGCCTTCGCAATGTCGGCGCGGCTCGGCGCATACCTTGAGTGTCGCGAGCACGGCCTGTCAATCACAACCTGCATCATCATCACAGGCTAAGGAGGAACAATGGCGAAGATCCACGTAGAGGGCGATCACGTCTGGCAAATCAAGCAGGCACTCGGGATCGGAGAAGGACGGGCCGAGATCAAGATCACGCTCAACCTCTCGCACACTGATTACGCGCGAAACCCTGCGCCCGGATGCGTGGTAGACGCGACGAACTACACGGAGAAAGTACCGCGCGAGTTCGCCAGTGCTGACGACGCGATCAGGTACATCGCCTCGCTTCTCAAGATGCACGATAAGCACGCCGCGCGTCGCGACGCCGAGGAGAAGGCAAAGGCGCGATCTGATCATGCGAAGGAGAAGATCCGCGCTCAGATCGCTCGCCTGCAGAAGATGCTGGAGAAGGCCTGATGGAACACGATCGCAGGCAGGGCATCGGATCGAGCGAGGCTGCGGCCATCCTCGGGTGGTCGAAGTTTCAGTCGCCGCTGGAGGTGTACCAGTACAAGACCGCCGACGAGCCGCAAGGCTTTCACGACGCGGTGCCCAACAGCCCGATGTACTGGGGCCAGCAGCTGGAGGGCGTGATCCTCGGCGAGTACGAGAAGATGACCGGGTACGCGGTGGGGTCGCGGCAAGAGCGGTTCAAGATTGGGCACGGGCTGTTCTGGGCCACGGTTGATGGCCTCGCATTCGACCCTGCATCGAAGGAAACCATCGCAGCCGTGAACGCGAAGTGCGCCCGCAACGATACCGACTGGGGCGATCCCGAGGCTGGCGAGGTGCCGCTCTACTACACCGCGCAGGCGATCGTTGAAATGGCCTGTGCCGGTACACCTGCATGGCACTGCCCCGTGCTGTTCGCCGGGCAACGGCTGGAAATCTACAAGGTGCGCCGCGATCTCGACGCCGAGCGCGACATACTTGCCGCTCTGACCGAGTGGTGGGAGCGCCATGTAGTCGCCCGCGTCCCGCCGGAGCCGGTGACGGCCAAGGATCTGACGATCGCCTACCCGGAGAACATCACCGGCAAGGTGGTCGAGGCGAAGATCGACGAGATCGAGTGGATCAACAAGATCCGCAAGTGCAACGCCGACATCGCGGTGCTGACCGCTGAGAAGGAAGGCTACGAGATCGCGCTGAAGAAGTACATGAAGGACGCAGAGGCGCTCGCCCACGAGGGCAACATCCTTGCGACGTGGAAGTCGTTCACCCGCAAGGGCTACATGGTGCAGGAGAAACAGATCCGGCAGTTCCGGATCAAATGAGGAGAACGCAATGCCGTACTATGAAGTGATCGTCAAGGTTGGTCCGAAGGACGAGAAGTCGATTGCGCAGGTGCGCCTCGTCGAGGCCGACAACCCGTCGCAGGCGGTGCGGTTCGTCGCCGACGGCATGATCGAGGCCCGGCTGCTGAAGGCCCCGGAAGTCGTCGCGATGATGGAGAAGGGCCGCAAGGTAGAGCGGATCGCGTCGTGAGCACCGAGCGCGTCAAGGCACGCCTGCAGGAGGGCAAGAGCGAGGCGAAGCAGGAGGAGGACTCCGCGAAGAGCGTGTCCAAGTTCCTGACCGTCTACAAGGATCGGATCTCGCGGGTGATCCCGCAGTCGCTCGGCATCACGCCGGAGCGGCTCGGCGAACTCGCGGTCACCGAAATGAAGCGCAACCCGAGGCTGCGGCAGTCGGACTTCACCTCGCTCATGGGTGCGCTCGTGCAGGCCGGGAAGCTTGGCCTAGAGATCGGGATCAACGCCCACCTCGTGCCGTTCTACAACAAGAGCGCCGGGTGCTACGAAGTCCAGATGATCCCAGACTACCGCGGGCTGATCGCGCTCGCGCGGCGCTCCGGAGAGATCGCGCAGTTCTCCGCGCACCCGGTCTACAGGAAAGACATCTTCGACTACCAGTACGGCAGCGACGAGTTCCTGAAGCACAAGCCGATCGCCACCGACGACGAGCGATCACCGGAGGACATCGTTTTCTTCTACGCCATCGCCCGGTTCAAGGGCGGCGGCACGCAGTTCGACGTGATGACGAAGGCCGAGGTGGACAAGATCCGCGCTCGGTCAAGAGCGAAGGACGATGGGCCGTGGGTGACCGACTACGTGCAGATGGGCTGCAAGACGGTATCCAAGCGCCTGTGCAAGTACCTGCCCGTCTCGATCGAGCTACAGGAGGTCGTGCGTATGGACGATCTCCACGAGGCCGGGAAGCCGCAGCAGAATCAGGCCGTGATCGATACGAGCTACACGGTCGTGCCTGACGACGACGACGTGGAACCGATCGTCGACCCGAAGGATCAGGACCGGGGCCTGACTGATGAGGAGAAGCAGGCCGCACTAGAGCGCGAGAGGAAGGAAGCTGGAGGATGAGCATGGCCTACAAATGCGACAGGTGTGGAGAGTTCTATCAGGACGATGCCAAGGAGTCGATCAGCATCGAGGAAATGTCCATCAATCTCGGGCGTCCGATGGGAGTTGACGTGCATACTGAAGCGGTCAGAGAGGTTGATCTTTGCCCCACCTGCTCGCTTCCGATCCTGAAACACCTCGCCAAGATCTGCGGGCCGTACTCAGTCGAATGAACCAGCCGGGCGACTGCGCAGAGTGTCTCGCCGAGCGCCTGCTCGCGATCGCCGGGCCGTATCGCAAAGACGAGCATCCTCTTGTCCGCGACATCCGCACCGCCGGCGGGTTGATCAAGGTACTACTTGAAGACAACGAGCGTCTAAGGAGGGAACATGGCAGCACCGAAACTTCACTGTGACTGCATGACCGGGCAGGTCGTCGAGGCCGACGGCTCGCCGCGGGTGATGCTCTACATCCATCCGGACGATCCGATCCCGCTCGCCTACATGCAGTACCGGGTGACGTTCGATCCGGATGGACCCATCGCCGAGCGCAGTAAACGCTACGCACGCAAGATGTCGAACGAGGCCGCGATCCTCTGCAAGGATCCGAAGTTCATCGAGTGGGTATCCGCCGTCGCGGATCTACCGGCCACCGAGAAAGAGGCCACGGCGTTTCTGTACAGCCTTTGTGGCATCCAGAGCCGCGCTGATCTCGACGAGCATCGCGGCGCTGCGCTCACGTTCACTCACGGAATTTACGAGCCGTATCTTAGGTGGCTCGCAAAGCAGGACGAACAACAACACGCTTGAAAGGCAGGACCGCGCCCCGGCGGTTCCGGGATCTCCACAACGAAAGGAGTCAAAGAAATGAGGAAGCTACTCACACTCGCGGCGGTCGCGGTGGCCGCAGCCTTGAGCGCAGGTTCCGCGCTCGCAGATTGTAATGGTGCGTTCGTCAACGACTGTACCGGGAGCGTCACAGATAACAGCGTGACCAATCAGGGCGGTCAGGGCGGCGCCGGCGGCAATGCTGCTGCTGCTGCTTCGGCAGGCGCGAATGCTGGTGTGTGGAACGTGAACGGTCAGCATCAAGGGATCGACAGCGACATCCGCAACACCAATACCAACGTCAACGGCCAGCATCAGGGGCAGGAGCAAGGCCAGCGGCAGGGTCAGGGTCAACTGCAAGGGCAGGGTCAGGTCAACGGCAACGCCTTGAACAAGCAGAACACCAGCATCACCTTCGAAGCTGCGCCGATTCCGGACAAGTACACGATCCGGAACACGCCGAATGTCGGTCTGGGTGGCCTGTACCCGTCCGCACCTTGCATGGGCACGTCGAACATCGGCGGCTCGGGGCCGGGCTTCTCGCTCGGCATCGGCACGTCGTGGACCGACAAGAACTGCCAGATCATGGAGACGTCCCGGCTCGCGCCGACCGACGCCGACAAGATCTCGGTGTGGTGTCAGTCCGAGTTCGCCGCGAACGCCCCGTCGTGCAAGAAGGCGAAGCAGGCCGAGGCTGCGGAAGCGCAGACGATGGCGAAGCAGTCCGAGAAGCGCAAGGCGAGCGGCCAGCGTGAGGCCGTGAGTGCCGAGCGCCCTACGGCGTCAACCGTCGCGAAGTCGGATCCGTACGCGGATTACTTCAGCCGGTAAGTTGTAAAGCCGGGAAGATCTGGTTCCCGGTAGTCGAAAACCGCTGCACGGCACCACCCGGCCTGTAGCGGCTGCTGTACCCTCCGGGGCGTTCGGTTTGTGCTCCCTGCCGATCGCCTCGGAGGCCCTTCAAGGAGAGAGCCATGACTGTGTGGGTTATGATCATATCCGCCTACGTCGCGCTACCCGGAAACCCCGATACCTACTTCCTGCGGTTCACTGGCCCGAATGCAGAGCAGCACTGCAGCGCCGCCTTGCAGAAGAAAATGGAAAGCCTGCGCGGACTGCCCGCGGTGATCGGTCGCTGCACTCCAGAGCGCAACACGAGAGAAGGCGTCGGAGTATGACGGAAAAAGCATGAGACGCTACCCGCCAGTGATCTACAAGCCGCTGCCGAGCGAGCAGGATCCGGCGCTCAGAAAGGATAAGGTTGTGGACGCTAGACCAACACCGCTGACGGATGCCGCCCGTCTGTCCGCTACAGAACGCCGAATGATTGCGAATGGCAGTGGAGTGATTTCTGAAATGGTGCCAGCCGATTTCGCCCGCCAGCTAGAGCGATCCAACGCGGAACTGGTGGAGGGTTTGCAAGCCATTAGAAACAACGTGGCTTGCATTGTAAAAGATCGACGGACTGCGGCGGAAGACGCGATCATGCTTCGCGCTGATAGAGTCCTCCGTAATGCAGGAGTAGAGCCATGAACAAGCGCGAGATCTGCGATGCGTTGGGGCTTGGGCGCGAAGGAATACAGGCGCTCTCCGTGGCGTCGTGCCAGTGCATGACCAAAACACCAGAGGCGCGATACCACGACCCATCGTGCCGCTACCGGCAACTGCAAGATGCCGACTGGAAACTCCGCACCCTCAAGGAGCGCATCGAGCGGGGCGAGGATTGCAAGTATGGCGATGAAGTGCAAATTCTATGGAAACGCGCTCTGTTAATCGACTGGCCGGAAGGAGAGGGCGGATGACGCAGGAGATGCTTTTCTGGCTTGCGATAGTCGGCTCGGTATGCTGGGCGGTTGGGGTGTTGTTGCTCGCAGCGAGTATATGGGAATGAAGATCAAGACAATTCTCTCGCAGTACCGCAATGACTTCACCGCGATGATGGTGTGTGAACACTGCGGCAACCCGGAGCGCAATACTTCCGGCTATGACGACGATTACTACCACCTTAACGTGATCCCGGCAATGCACTGCAAGGCGTGTGGGAAAAATCGCGCGGGGGAGCCACAAACTACACCCCCTGCTGAATCTTCCGCAGCGCCCGATCCACGAACCAGAAGCCGATGATCGACAGCATGATCTGGTAGTCGATCGGCGTCCACAGCACCGTCACGGCGTTCTTCCAGTCGGTGCCCTGATCCACCATCAGCAAGTAACTCGCGACCTTGTACGCGCCGTAACCGGCGACGCAGAACCAGTAGGTCAGCACCGGGCGCACCGTCGCGCTGATGAAGTCGGTGAACGCCAGCAGCCAGTCGATCCACCCGCGCCCCGTCGGGACGAACGCCCGCTTCGTCTGCTCGACCGATGCTTCCTTGATCGCGTCCTGCTCGGAGATCTGCATCTTCAGATCTGCCTGCAGTCTCAGCCGATCGTTCTGCGCAGCGAACATTTCCTTCTCGTGCTGGCGCTTGTTCTTCGCGTCGAGGTGCTCGAGGATCGACGGCACGAGACGCAACGCGCCGCCGAAGACCAGTGATAGCAATTCAAGCATCGCTCTTCTCCTTCCGCGCATCGTTGTACATCTTGAACACGTAGCCCTGCAGGGCTGACAGCGGCCCGGTGATCGCTGCGATGATCGCCGCGACCTCAAGGCCGGTCTTCTGGGTGTGCGAGGCGAAGTCCATCGCCCAGATGAACACGTGGTAGGTCAGCGCCATCATCCACAGGAACAGGATGCGGCGGAAGAGTTTGTGCCGCCTGAACTCCTCGACCACCTTAGACCACATCACGCTTCCTCGACCAGGTCCGCCTCGGCGTCGCGGCGCTTCAGAAGTCCGCCCATGTTCTTGCCTTCCCACAGGCGCTTCATGCGACGGATCGCAGCAGCGATCTCGGGCAGATCACCATCAGCGACCGCATCGCGCACCTCACGCATTTCGCGGCGCTTATCCCACGAGTCACGCCCTTCGACGCCCATCGATCCGCCACGGTTATAGACGAGACTCACGAGCGCCCCACGCACGAGTTCGGGAAGATCATCGAAGCCGGGGAAGGCGTTCCGGGCGATCTCCTCGTACCGCGGGATCGAGCACTCGTTGAAGACCGTCATCGCATCGTCGCGAGCGATGATCACCCGCCGCAGGCCCGGCAGGCGGGCCTCTGCTGCCTTGCCAGCCCGGCCACAGGATGCCAGCAGCCCCGCGATCTCGGAAGCATCTGCGCGGGAAATGCGCCCTTCCTCGAGCCAGTCCGTCCGGAGATCGCGCTCGGTGTGATGCGCGAGATCGTAGCCGAAGTCTAGGGTGATGCCCGAGTCGCCTCCGGGCCAGTACGGGTGTCCGACGAAGGCCTCGTATGACAGGATTAGATCGAGTGCCTTCTGTGGGATCACGAAAGCTTCCTTCGCAGTTCTTCGTTTTCAAGCCGCAGCTGGTGGATCTCGCGCTGCAATCCGTCCACAGCCTCTCGTAACCGCAGCACCTCGGCACGTAACGCCTCGATGATCCCTGCATAGGCGTCGTCCACGCGCAGTTCCCTGCGGTCGCGGAACAGCGCGAGAAGTCCGGCCCTTGTGAGTGTCAACACTAGCAATACCCCCGCGACGATCGCCGCTCCGGGAACGCTAACCAGTTCCTTGATGGAGTCCGGCATCACTGTCCCTTGTGAGAATCTGTTTATTCGGGGCGAACACATACAGCACGAACGCCACTAGAGCCAGTGCAATCTCGGAACTCACACCGACAGGCCATCCTTCACCACGTGTCAAGCGATAGGTGATGAAGTTATAAGCAACGATCGAATGCAGCGTGCAGGCCCAGATCCCCGCTGCGAGAAAGCACTTGCGAGCTCGTGTACGCAGTGCGATCACCTGCAGCAGCACGTTCACACCCCACGCCACGGCCCATCCGACGTCGTTGCCGAAGTGGCGCATGTACTCGTAGTTGGGAACGTCGAGCGCCGCGTGCGGTAGCAGCAGCGCGATCATCCACACCAGCGCAGCGAGCAACAGCGCAACCTGCGCCCCGAGTTTCTCGGAGTGCCAGAGCCACCACAGGAGTTCAGCGCGTCGTGTTTTCATTTTTTCCCGCTACGGATTGCCCGCAGTCTCTGAAGAACACCCCGCCAGTATCGCAGATTCTCGATGTCGGCGGCTTTGCCCTCGCCACGGTTGATCTTCTCCTCGAGGCGGGCGATCTTCGCGGAGACATCCTCGATCTGCTGATCGAGAGCGAACTGCGCCTGATACCCGGCGATCTCGATGCGCTCGGTCACCTTGTCGAGATCGCCCTTCGTCGCGAGAGTCTCGTGCGCCGTCCAGCCGAGTACGACGAGGGTGCCCGCGATCCCGGCCAGCCACCACAGGTACTTGAGGTCCATCGCCGCTCCTCCTCACATATCAATGCGGATTGAAAGTAGGTAGTTGCCGGAGCCATATATCGTGCAGCCGCTCACGTTCCCATACTCTGTGGCATTGACCGCGTGATACCCGGCGGATGGCTTCAGGCGCGACAGGAACGCCTGGACGAAAACCGCCGTGCTTTGTGCGGGATAGTTGTTGTAGTAAAACTGGGTTCCGGATTCGACGCTGCTGGTGGCATCAAGCTGAATCCCGGTGATGTAGATACCGGCACCAGCGCACGCCGCCGACCCGACGCCCGCAACATCGAGCAACGGCGAGATCCCCGCGACGTACTTGATGGAGTTCCCGGTGTCGGCCCTCATCTGCCGATACGCTGCAGTGGTGTACGACCACGTGGCCGTGCTGACGCGCAGCTTCAGCGCGTAGGGGACGCGGTTGTAGTAATTCCACAGATACGCGGTGACTGTTTGCGTGCCGCTCGCACCCTCGCCGGGATCGAACACGAACGATGTTGTGCCGGTCGAGCCGGTGGTCCGCATCGTGCCAACGTACGTCGCGAGGTTCGCGCCGATGCTCACTGTCGATGCAGCACCGTACCGGCCCGTCATGGAAGCGTTGTTCGTCAGGATTCCGTTGACGCTGGTGAGCGACTCCGAGCGCGTCGTCGCGTTCGTCCAGGCCGCGCCGGTCACGAGCCGGGTCGTGCCTGCGTCGTCGTAGACGTAGAGATCGTAGTTGGTGTCTGCCGCCCAGTTCGCCGAGCCTGCCATTGCAATCGACAGTTCGGTGAACTCCCGCATCGCCCACTCGGTGCCGTTGTAGAGCGGGATGCGGTCGTGCAGGTACGGCGTGTAATAGACCGTCGTCTTCGATGCCTGATCGCTCGTGACGACCGGAGTCCCGGTGGCGAGCGTGAGCCTGCCGCCCGGTGTACCGAGCGCCACGCCAAGCAGTGCGGCTTCTAGTGCCCTAGTCATTCCGGATCGCGTACGCCACGCCGACCGCGAGCTTGACCATCAGCGCCTTCGCACTCTGCAGATCGGTCACGTTCGTGTTCACGTAGTCCACGATCTCCTGCAGCGTCGCGGTGCGCAGCTTGTCGATCACCGCATCGGCTCGAGCAGCGTTCGTCACTGCTTCGCGTCGGTCCTTGATCGCCTGCTCTGCAGCGTC